TTTTTGATCTTGACTGGCTGTTTCGTAGCGTTGCATGAGCGTAAACTCAGGCCTGTCGCTGTTACGTACAATTGTCGTAATCTCTTCTGATATATGGGAAATAGACATGGGAATCCTTACTCTGAATATAAGTTGCCCGCACTGCTTGAGGGAAAATGCTGTAATACAGGCCTTCGCAGAGAAACAAAAAGGTAACTTTCCTGTATTTGATGTCGCTTTTTCATGCAGAAGTTGCGACAAAAGCTTGATTGCTGAAATTGAAATCATCGGTGCCAGATCGAGTGGTCCATACCAAACTGCAAAAATGAATGACAACAGAAATATTATTATTCCAGGGAACTCCGACTTTGCACTTTTGGAATACTACCCTGAAGCGAAAGAACATGCCGCACCTGATAGCACGCCAGAACGTGCAGCAAAATTTTTCATTGAAGCAAAGGATAATTTCCAGCGGGGAAGATTTGAAACGGCGGTTATGTTATGCCGTAAAGTTCTTGACATCTCCACAAGAGAAATTCTTGGGGATGAATCAAAAAAAGAACAATTGTCTCAGCGAATATCTATGCTGTTTGCCAAAGGCAAGATTACGGAGCAAATGAAAGATTGGGCGCATATTGTAAGAATGGACTCCAATGGAGCAATCCATTCAGATGAAGAGTTTGATGAAGAAGATGCAAC